CCATGCTGCAACGGGCTGAGATTAGAAATAAGACCACCTCTAAACTCTATAGGAAATGTCTGCCATTGTGTTGCCATTAGAAGGATACTCTTCGATCACGTACATATTCAGTACGGTTTATGTGTATGCTACGTAATTGTTTAATTCCCTGCTCAAACTTCTGCATAGCTAATTGTGCTGCTTGCATATCACCTCTAAACTGATAGACATAGTACATAGCACCATCAACAATTACATACTTGTACATTTCAGGGAGATTAGGGACATCTGAGTGTAGCTCTAAATCAAAACCAGTTGTGTAATATTCATAAACTAATTCATATGCCTTGTCTGGGGCTGGTACTACCAGTAACTCCCTGCTAGGCGCTCTTATAATAAAAGAGGGTACAGATCTTACGCTAGTGTTAGAGTTATACTCATAATCAGCATACTTGTCAAGGTATTCTTCATAGCTAAGCACTTTAAGTTTAACGGTATCTACGCTTAAATCTGCATTTCTTTTGATACGAAAGCTATTCATATTAATAGTCTTAGCATCATAAGGAAAACTGTAACGAACCTCACCAGCAAGTAGTATTTCTTCCTGCTCTACGTGATTCCAAGGCCACTCATACTCTTCCTGTTGTATGTGACGAATAGAAGAGTTTACTGCATCTTTAGCAAAACTGTAAAAACCTGTAGTGGTAGCAAAATTAGAAGATGTTAATTCTACTTCATTAAGCCTACGATTCACATCATTAACTAACCCAAGATAATCGTATGCCATCTTACTTCTCCCTCACGCGCAACAGGACAGAGCGTTCATATATTAAGGAACCCACTGTAGTTATTTTGCACGTAATTTTATAGCGTTTATTATTTGTGCCTAAACCTAATCTAATTGTAGAGACAGTATTAGTATATGTACCTTGAATAAACTGTAATCCATCAACAACATCAGTATCACTAACTTGTGTTTTAGTACCATCTGCAGCGTCTATAAACCACGTAACTGCAGAAATAGTATCTGTACCTAAAAAGCGTGACCAATCAATGCTGTAGTCAAGCAACTCATCTTTATCTTTATCAGGCCACTTATATGACATTTGTTATCCTTTAGGCTGCAACTCTTACTGTTTGATTAATATTACTTATTTCATTAAGTATAAGGGTTCTATTATCTGGTTTAATGTATACTACGTTCTCTTTTGGTGCAGCTATTATATAGATAACTCTATCTCTATCAAAGGCATCTACATCAAACTGTAATGTAGTACCTGTAGATGAAACATCAGATATGTTTGTATTAGCAGATACACTATTAAGTAAGAAGTTTAAATTGGGTTTTACAGAAGTTACTACACCAGTAGCTGAAACAGACAGTAGCTTTTCAGATACATCAACTTCAAATATATCAAAGCTAAGGGGTTCGACGGAACCTGTAGCTAGTACACCAGAAACACCTACACCAACATGCGTTATAACATTTGCTACACTACCTGTTGATGCTACACCAGTAATTAGCGCGTCTGCATTAATTATGGCTTGTACAATACCAAGTAAAACTGCAGCAGAAACAGACTGTAAACGCTCAGATACATCAACTTCAAAGTCATTAATACTTACGGGCTGAACAAATCCTGTAGCACTTACAGACCCTAGTGTATGATTACCTTTAGCATCAAACCCTACAGCTACCACTGTGCCCGTAGCAGAAACAGACTGTAGACTTTCAACTACAGCAACTTCAAAACCATTAATAGACCCTGTAGCACTTACAGACCCTAGTGTATGATTACCTTTAGCATCAAACCCTACAGCTACTACTGTACCTGTTGCAGATACACTAGCTAGTGATTCAGACGTATTAACTTTTAGGGCACCTATTGCACCTGTAGCAGAAACAGACTGTAGACTTTCAGATACATCAACTTCAAAGCCATCAATAGAAACTGACTCAATAGAGCCTGTTGCGCTTACAGAAGACAATACATGATTGCCTTTAGCGTCAAAACCTACAGCTACTACTGTACCTATTGCCGATACACTAGTAAGTGTCTCATTTATGTCTGCAGTTACTGCACTTACGAATGATGAAGCACCTACAGAGTCAATAACTTTACTATTATTTACAGATAATATACCTAAATGGGTTGTAGAAGATATACTATTTAGTAATTCAGATGTATTGACTTTTAGAGTGCCTACGAATGTTGCAGCGTTTACAGAGTCAGTAACTTTAGTTAGGTTGACAGATACTGTACCTACACTTGTTATAGACGATATACTATTTAGTAATTCAGATGTATCAACTTTTAGGTTACCTATTGCGCCTGTAGCAGAAACACCTGATACAATTTTACCAAAAACTAAATTTATAGAGCCTAGAGATGTAGCAGCAGAAACAGCACTTAATAATTCAGCAACATTTACAGAAACGTTACTTACAAAACCTGTAGCAGACGCACCAGAAACACCCGCTGTAGTTTTTTCTATAACATTAGAAACTGTACCAGTAGCAACTACACCAGTGATAGCCACCTCTGCAGAAACACCTGCCTGAGAGGATGCTAAAGTAGTAGTTGCTAGTGGTAAAAAGCCTAACATTTATTTCCTTAGCTATCAAATGCAATCATGCAATGCATATCTACATCATAATTTGATTGTGCATCATATAGAGCAACAGCACTCATGTAGGAGGAAGAAACGTGTTCATAGAAACCTAGGTAACGATATGGGTTAGTTGAATAACCTGCACTACCAGCCGTTGCGAAATAGATATTGGTCATGCTTGTTGAGAAGTTTGCTCGAACATTCCCTGTTCCAATATCAGTAACGCTTGATACGTTTTTACTATCTTTAATGGTCTGAGTACTGTAAGTATAAGTATAAACCCAAGCCTTTACAGTATCCTCAACATTACCACTGTCAAAGTTATCATCTCCACGAATTACGCTAGTCATTTATTCCACCGTTACATTAGGTATTGGTTGGATAGCTTTTAATTCATCAGGAGTTGAGGCGGCATCGATGCTTGCTAAAGCAGGAGCATCACGCAACGCTTGCTTGTCAGCTACAATCTGAGTTGTGCTTGCGCCTGTTTCCTGCGCTTTCATAAACGCAGTATCTAAAGCAGCCAACGGTTCAACTCTAGCTGTGCGTATTTTATCGCGCCAGATATCTTTAGCCTTTTCCATGTTCACAGAGATTACCCCTGTATCTGCATTAGCTTCCCAACTCTCACGAAAAGTACGCTCTGCTGGTATTGTATAGTCTGCGGCGTTATAGTCTGTAGCGCCTATTTTAATAAAAGTTTGTGTCATTTTGATTCCTTTAACTCAAGAGAAGATTGCAACATAAAGCATGTTACTGTCGCTGCTATACCAGATTTGTCTAATTTTGCTTGAAGTCATAATTACATGCTGTGAGCTATGTGTGTTATTCCAAGTAGTTAAACTTGCAGATTGATGTGCAGCCGTTATGCTATAAGTTGTATTAGCCATAGCATTAGTCATATTTACTTCTGATGTATTTCCTGCAACGTCCGTTAAAGAACTAACATTCATGCCTCGCCTAATGCTAGGGGTTCCTATATTTGACCAGTTACAAAACATACGGCACATGCCAACATCTTGTCCTGATACTGTCTCAATAGCATCAACTTTAATTGTACTCATGCTGCCATCTCCCAAGCGTTGCGAAACTGCCTATCGCTTGGCAGGTTGTGTTCTTCTGCCCAACATTTGCGAGGTAAATCTTTCATTACAAGATATTCCATAGCTTCTTCTTCTGTTAATGGTCCAATTCGAGGCGCTCTCCATTGTAATGCGTGTTTTTCTGGATCATGGTTAAAGCTTTCTATTCGGCCTTCTTCTCTTGCTTTGTTTTCGTCATCTTGAAGTTGCCAATAAACCCAAATAGGCGGCAAGTTACCTGCTATAGCTTCATCTAGCCATTGTTGCGCTGGAACTAAAACCTTAGTCGTCTCATCAAGAGCATCAGGGTCATCAAATATAACACGATATTTAGTCATTATTGATACCCCGTAACAGTCACATACACGCCATATTGGTCATTAATTCCACCCCCACCATCTGTACAAAATACATATACGCTGCTAGCGGATAATGCTCTTAGCACAACTTGACCATCATTATACGGGCCATATCTGTTATTGTTAAAGTTAGAGTTGCCCGTTGGGGCATAGTTTGCACTTGCCATATTGTTTGAAAGATTAATGGTGTAGCTTCCTGTTGTTTCGTCAGTAAGAGAGCTTACGTTACCATCATCATTTATGCTAATAGTTCCTGTTCCAGAAAAGTTTACCCAAGCCCTTGCTGGAAATATTTTACCACCACCAGAGGTTGCTTCTTCAATATCATTTACTTTAAGTGTACTCATCTAAACCACCGTCCATGTTTCGCCAGAGCCTACAGTAACTGTAACACCACTGTTGATTGTGACGGGGCCAGCAGACATTGCGTTATATCCATTGCGGATCGTGTAGTTGCTAGTCACGTTTGTGGGGTTCTCTTTGAATAAACACAGAAGGTTGTCATCCATCTCTGTATGCGTAAGTGCAGAACCTTTAGCTGCCCTTGTTGTAACACCATTAGTTGCCATTAGTAATCATACCCTTTTATTGTTGAGATATAATGACCTTTACGTTGCTGACGTTGATCAAAGATGTACTCAAAATACTGCTTCATTCTATTTTGCCAGTCTTCTTGTATCTCTGGATTTATTATACCGCACTCTACACTATTTAAGCAAGACTGTATCGTTTCATACGGATCAGATGCTAAAAACATCATACGGTTAATATGATAAAATGAAGCCGTATGTACCTCATTATATACGTCGATAGGATCAATATCTTTACCCAGTGCCACAGCATAAACACAACTTTCTGACATATGACTTGTATGTACAGTGTCTGTATCTAGCATAAGGCTATACATATCAGCATCTCTGTCTAGAACCATATCACCTAATATGTCACGTAGCTCACCTACTAAAGCGTGTGTCGTTAGAGGATGTGGCTTAAACCAGATATTACCATCGTACTTATCACGCAAATAACACAACTTGTTAAGGCAAATAGTTTGTTTTAGTTTGTTTGACCCAACAGGTATTATCAGGTGATCTCTACTTTCAATGCTGTGGCTTTTGATGTGTTTGTACTTGTTAGATTTGTTACTAGTAGCCTTATCCTTAAAGTAACCCATAAAGTCATACTTAATAGGGTTGCATGCAGCTAGGGCATCTTCCATTTGTTTTACACGTAGCTCTTGTTGTAGAGGATTCATACTAAAACAATGTGCCCATTCTGTGTACTGGAGCGTTTTAAAGTATGTAAGCTCATTAGCAACTACATCATAAGCATATTCAATCTTATACTTCTTAGCTAGTTTTAAGAAATACCTTTCACAATCCTTCAAGTGGTGAAGAGTGGTAGACTTTTCTATATCGCCAATACGCTCTTTTATAGAAGCTCTATTAAACATTTCCATGACATTTATTCCTATGCGTAAAACGAAGTAACACGAAGTGTATTAAACGTTGTTGTTGTACTGCGACTTGTAGCATATGTTGTTGTAAATGTCGAGGACGTATTAAACGTTGTAGTGAAAGTTGTTGTTGTACTCTGGGTTGTTGAGAATGTGGTAGTAGTACTTCGCGTAGTATTAAAGGTAGTAGTGGTGCTGCGCGTAGTATTAAAGGTAGTTATTGTTGAATGTGAAGTCGAATGACTTGTCTGATACGTTGTTGTTGTACTTTGGCTTGTTGCAAACGTTGTTGTCGTACTTCTAGTAGTGTTAAACGTTGTTGTAGTACTGTGACTTGTACTATGACTAGTTTGATATGTTGTAGTTGTACTTCTAGTAGTATTATACGTTGTTGTAGTTGCCCTACTAGTAGCAAACGTAGTAATAGTACTGTGACTAGTTGTATGACTAGTTTGATACGTTGTTGTAGTTGACCTACTAGTATTAAACGTTGTCGTAGTACTATGACTTGTATTGTAGTACGTAGTATAACTAGTAATAGTTGAAAGACTAGTTGCAAACGTTGTTGTCGTACTTCTACTTGTACTAAATGTAGTCGTTGTACTATGGCTAGTATTGTAGTACGTAGTATAACTAGTAGTTGTAGATCTACTTGTATTAAATGTAGTAGTAGTGCTATGACTAGTATTAAAAGTTGTTGTAGTGCTTTTACTTGTACTAAACGTTGTAGTAGTACTTTTACTTGTACTAAAAGTGGTTGTAGTATTAAATGAAGTAGTAGTACTTCTACTTGTACTTATTGTAGTGTTTGCAACATAATTTACTGCCATATAACCTGTAGCTACATAGTTTTGAAAACTAGTATTAAAAGTTGTTGTAGTGCTTTTACTTGTAGCTGTAGATCGGCTAGTATTAAACGTTGTAGTTGTACTTCTAGTAGTATTAAACGTTGTAGTTGTACTTCTAGTAGTCGAATATGTAGTAGTTGTCGATCTACTAGTAGCAAACGTAGTAGTAGTACTGTGACTAGTTGGATGACTAGTTTGGTAAGTAGTGGTAGTACTTCTAGTAGTATTAAATGTAGTCGTTGTACTTCTAGTAGTATTAAATGTAGTTATTGTACTATGGCTTGTACCGTGACTAGTTTGATACGTAGTTGTAGTACTTCTACTAGTAGCAAAAGTAGTTGTTGTACTATGACTAGTATTATAATAAGTCGTATAAGTCGTAGTAGTACTTCTAGTAGTATTAAAAGTTGTCGTTGTACTGTGACTCGTAGCAAACGTTGTAGTTGTACTATGACTAGTATTATAATAAGTCGTATAGGCTGTAATTGTAGTCCTACTAGTAGCAAAAGTTGTTGTTGTACTATGACTAGTATTGAATGTGGTAGTAGTGATGTGTGACGTATTGTAATAAGTTACATACGTAGTCGTAGTACTTTTACTAGTAGCAAAAGTCGTAGTAGTACTCTGGCTAGTAGCAAACGTTGTTGTAGTACTTTGCGATGTATTAAATGTAGTTATAGTGTTAGTAGACGTACTACGACTAGTAGCGAAAGTCGTGGTTGTGCTGCGACTAGTATTGAACGTAGTAGTAGTACTACGATTAGTCGAAACTGACGTATTCCACTCTACCTTTTGCTGAAAGCCGATCTGCTGCACTACGGCCCCCTATGCAAAGTCACCAATGGAAAGAATACTAATTTCGTTAGCATTGGTTGATTGTACAATAGAAGCACCGTTCACTGGTGTTTTACAAGCTGCTGGTAGTGTAAACGAGTGACCACCTGTAGCGTTTTGTACAATTATTAAGTTACCGCCGCGTCCTGCTGAAACATTACTAAAAGCAAAAGTTGTGTTTGCTGACATGGTAATCTTAAAGTTGTTTGCTGCATTTAGGTCCATGGTAAGAGTACCACCACTTGCTGACAAGGCATCTTGGTCTAAACGAATAGAGCCTGTCATAGTACCACCAGCTAATGGTAGTTTAGCGGCGAGGCTATTTGTAACTGTGGTGCCAAAGTTAGGATCGTCACCTAATGCAGCAGCTAATTCGTTTAACGTATCTAGTGTACTAGGTGCGCTATCAACAAGGTTAGCAACTGCTGTGTCAGCGTACCCTGTATAATAGCTACCATGTTGCCCATCTAGTAAGTCTGCGTCAAGACCAGATGTATTACCGTCTACTGTTTTGATAGCAGTAAGTATCTCAGCAGCAGTCTGGTCTGCTGTAGCAGATGCTTCTATACCATCAAGCTTAGTACCGTCTGTAGCTACATCTCTACCATCTACTGTACCAGTAACAGTAATATTACCTGTAACATCATGCCCGCCTGTAGATTTAGGTACAGTATCAGCTAAAGTGTTAATGTCTGCAGAGGCTACAGTAATAAATACTTCTGATGTACCAGACAAGTTAAGTAAAGACCCAGTAGAGCTAGACTCATAAGATCTTGTCATTTGAGTACCGCTAGAAGAGTAAACTCCCGTGCCTACTTCCCAGCTATCCCCATTAGTAATTGTATACCTTACTGAATTACCGTTAAGGATGCCACCTTGAGCAAAGGTTTGAAAGCCATCTACTGCAGACCCAAGACTTATAGTTCCTGTTCCTGTACTAGATGTACTTACTTTTACACGATCCGCAAACTTAATTGTCATAGGTAGGCACCCTTAAAGGTATTTTATGCAATACGAATTACTGCAGTAGATGCACCCGCTGCAGGAAACTGAATAGTCAAGTCACCGGCTGTTGCGCTTACTGTACCACCAAAGTCAATAACTGCTATTGCTTTGTTAGACTGTGAAGAATTGTAGATTATACAACCATCTGCAGAAATAGTA